CGGCGGTCTTTTTTTTATCTGGAGAAATCATGACCAGTAAGTATGAAGTTACAAAGGGGATGACTGTTGCCGTCTCCGCCGCGCCCGTAACCGCCGCGGATTTTATTTCGTCCACCTTCCCCGGAGCTGGCGTTACCTGGCTGGAAGCGGCCTGTGCAACGAAGGAGATCACCTTCACTGGCGGCCAGAAGGGTGATATCGACGTTACCACTCTGTGCTCAACCGAACAGGAGCAAACCAACGGCCTGGCCGCGCCGGCAGAAATGAGCATCACCCGTAACTGGGTAGGTGATGAAGAAGCACAGGAAGCGCTGCAGACCGCATATGAAAACGATGAACTTCGCGCGCTGCGTGTGGTGTTCCCGTCAGGCAACGGTTTTTACGTGCTCGTGGAGGTCCGCCAGAGTTCGTGGTCTGCGGCAACCTCTTCCGTTGTTGGGGCGACCTATTCGCTGCGTGTTCGCGGCAAGCCTAAACGCATTTTCGCATCAGGTTCCTGAGCGGCTTCGGCCGCTTTTTTTAATCCCCACAACTCAAAAAAGAGAAGAATGAAATGGCGCAAAGGACATCACAGAATTCATTACGCAACGTGGCGCTTACTGCATCGAAAGCGTACCGCACAAAACCGGGCGTTACCGTGCCCGAATGGGACGGTGCACAGGTCACACTGCGCGAACCCTCCGGCGATGCCTGGGTAAAGTTCCGGGAAATCGTCAATCCTCAGATCCCGGAAGGTGAAGAGCCGCCTGTCCTGACCGAATCGCAGAAGTTTTTGCGTAACAAAGAGGCCGATGTCGTTCTGTTTATTGACGTTCTGCTGGATGAAAACGGTGAGCGAGTATTCAGCGATGACGATCAGGCGCAGGTTTCAGAGATTTACGGCCCGGTACATGCCCGACTGCTGGCCCAGGCTCTCGGCCTCGGAATGAGCCAGGAAGAAGCGGGAAAGCCGTAAAGCCGCCGCTGACCTTCTTCCTTATGTCGCTGGCGCTCCGGCTGGGGCGAACCCTGCAGGAGCTGCGCCAGACCATCACCGCCAGCGAACTGAAAATGTGGATCGAGTTTGACCGCATCAGTCCGATTGGCGACTGGCGCGCCGACGCGCAGGCGGCACAGATCGCCGTTGCGACGCTGAACTCTCAGGGCGGAAAATTCACCATTCCGGACGTGATGCTGAAATGGGGAGAGCAGGAAGAAGACAGGGAAATTAGCGAGCTGGAGGAATGGATATCTGGATTGTAACTAAATCTGCCAATTTTGATGTTCATGAGGTAACCTATGAGTGATTATATATTCATAGGGAAGCCCGCAAATGTTTAAATATGCATTGATTGTTTTATTAACTTTATTTATTTCTGCATGTAAGCCCAGTGATAAAGAAATGATTAAATTTGGCGAGTCTTTAGTTGCTCAATCACTAAAAGACCCCGAGAGCGCAAAATTTAGTTCATATTATCGACCATTTGGAGATGGTGTTGGGTATGTTTGTGGAACGGTTAATGCAAAAAACTCATACGGCGGCTATGTTGGAAATAGAAATTATTATGTTCACCTGACTGTTAAAGACGATAAGGTTGTTGATAATAGTCCTGTCAAAATAATTGACGAGAACGATGATAAAGGTGAAGGTAATTTCAGGAGCATATGCCAGTAAATAATTAAAGCCCTTCGGGGCTTTTTTTTATAGGTCAATTATGGCAACCCTGCGCGAGCTAATTATCAAAATTTCGGCGAACTCCTCCTCTTTCCAGACAGAGATCGCCCGGGCTTCCCGCATGGGGACAGATTACTACCGCACTATGGAGCAGGGCGGGAAAAAGGCAGCAGCGGCCACGCGTGAAACACAGCGTTCCCTGTCAGACCTGAACTCACAACTTGCAACTGTACGATCCTCAGCTGCTGGCCTGGCCGGTGCATGGGCTGGTGCTTTTGCCACGCATCAACTCGTCGCTTTCGCAGATACATGGAACCAGTTGAACGGCCGCCTTCGCCTGGCGTCATCTTCCAGTGAGGATTATGCCCAGTCCCAGCGGGTACTGATGGAAATCAGCCAGCGTACCGGGACATCACTTGAGGCGAACAGCAACCTTTACAGTCGTATCGCCCAGTCACTGCGGGACGCTGGCTATGCCTCCTCAGACGTGGCAAAGGTGACCGAGACCGTTGCGACGTCCCTCAAGCTTTCTGGAGCCAGCACGGAAGAAGCCAGCTCGGTGATTACCCAACTGAGCCAGGCGTTGGGATCCGGCGTTCTGCGCGGCGAGGAATTTAACGCCATCATGGAGAATGGCGGACGTTTGGCTAAATTGCTGGCGGACGGACTGGGTACCACCGTTGGCGGCCTTCGTAATATGGCCAACAACGGCGAGCTGACGACAAACAAGATCGTCCCACTGCTGACCAATGTCGAGATCCTGCGCAAGGAGTTTGATACGCTGCCGGCATCCATCAGTGGTTCTGCTCAAAAAGTAGAAAATGCTTTTCTCGCCTGGGTGGGCGGGGCTAATGATGCAGTCGGGGCATCTTCCACGCTTTCCGGCGTGCTGGATGGCCTGGCGAATAACATTGATGGTGTAGCAAATACGGCAGGCTTATTGGTTGGCGTCGGGCTGGCCCGTTATTTTGGCAACATGGTTGGCAGTATAGGGCAGTCCACCCGCGCTGTGATCTCTAACGCTGCTGCAGAAGTAACTTTAGCTCAGGCACAGGTTCGCGGTGCGCAGGTTAGCGTTGCCGCTGGCCGGCAGGCTGTCTACCGGGCACAACAGGCGCGAGCAGCGGCAACCAGTATTGAGGCGCAGATTGTCGCAGAGCGTAAGCTCGCAGCCGCTCAGACATCGCTGGATAAAGCTCTGGCAGGTAGGGCTGCCGCCGTTAACAACCTCACCAGTACAGCTTCGGTAATGTCCAATTTGGGTGGCAAGGTGCTGGGCATTCTCGGCGGATGGCCAGGCATTATTATTGGTGCAGGCGCTGCGATGTACGGACTGTACCAGCACACGCAGCAGGTACACCGTGAAGCGGTTGGGTTTGCCAACAACCTCGACGAGATCAACACCAAACTGAAGCAGATGTCAGTAATGGGGCTTCGCTCCACGGCGGCTGATGCCCGGACATCATTACAGGCTCAGAAGCAGGACCTGGCCGATCTTGATTCTCAGATTGCGCGAGTGAAGGACAGCCTTAAGGCGGTTGACCAGATCCAGCAGGACTACAACCGCCACCCGACGCTGACCCTGATCAACACCTTCATGGATCAGGCCGACATCACGGCCAAAAACGTGGAGCTTACCGATAAGCTGAATCAGCTGGAGTATCAGCGCGAACAGGCTGCCTCGAAGGTTGAGCGGACGCAAAAACTGGTGAACGATGCCAGTGACCTAGCTACACAGAAAGCAATTGAGCAGGCTGGCGCAGTTTCCATCCTTAAAGGTGCTTATGACCTGCTTAACCGCTCGATGTCAGCGACCGCAGGCGCAAAACCTCCGCAGTATGCTGGTCCGGTTGTATCGATGGCAAACGCCACGCCTCAGCAGCAAACGGCGCTCGAGCGATCACGACGTGACAACGAAATGGCCAGCCTTAGCGGGCTGGAAAAGTTGCATCAGCAGCATGTCTACGAAGCAGAAGACCTTAAGCTGACCGGCGCGCTTTATACCCAGTACATCTACAACAAGGATCAGGCCGCCAAAAAGGATGCAGCAGCAGCAGCGGCTAAAAAGGATTCAACGGCTGCCTCTCAGGCCCAGAGCAAGGCAGAACGCGAAGCTGCGAGCCAGGCGGAACAGTATTCACGCAAAATGGCCGATCTTAGCGTTGCTACCGAAGTGCAAAAGGTCCGTGCACTGCAGGGGGAGAAGGCGGCGGAGCTGTACGCGGCATCGCACGAGAACGGAACTAAATGGAGTGAAGAACAGCGTAAATCCATAGAGTCCGGGTCATTGGCGCTGGCCCAATGGACGCAAAAAGCAGATGAGGCGGTGCGGAAACAGCGCGAGATGACCGATGCGCTTAAGGATCTCAAAGACGCGGCGCGGCGATATCAGGATGAAACAGAACTTAATGCCAAAACCTCTGGGATGGGGAGTCGTGATCAGGAGCTGTACCGTTCACGGCAGGAAGTTGAAAGAGTCTTTGATAAAACCGATAAAGGTGCTGAGGCTGTAGCTGCCCGCGCCTCTGCGCTGGATGCGCTTGATAAAAAATATCAACAGGCTAAAGCCAGCGAAATGGACTGGCGGGCTGGAGTAAGTGCTAGTCTGGCTGACTGGATGGACAATGTCAGCAATATTGCAGACACTGTTTCGCAGGGTATTACCTCTACTATGGACAGCGCTCTGGATAACGTAGCCTCTATGCTTGTTCGCGGAAAGGCAGACTGGAAAGAGTGGGGCCTGTCAGCGCTGGAGATGATCGCGAAGGTCAGTCTTCAGATGGCAGCTGTTAGCGCGCTGGGTGGCTCTTCTTCCTCGGGGATTCTGGGATCGCTAGTCGGCAGCGTGGCGGGAGCTTTTGGTGGCGGTGCTGCTGGCGCAACACCATCGGGAGCATATACCGCAGCTGCAGGCTCGCTCACCTTCAATGCTAAGGGTGGAGTTTACGGCTCTCCTTCGCTCAGCGCGTTCAGTAACAGCATCGTCGATACACCGACATTCTTCGCCTTTGCTAAAGGCGCGGGTGTCATGGGCGAGGCGGGGCCGGAGGCGATCATGCCGCTGACCCGCGCCGCTGATGGGTCGCTGGGTGTGCGCGCCGTATCTTCAGGCGTGAATCATGCATCAGGTTATGGCAATGCAGTCATTAATGTTCACGCCCCAGTCAACATTACCCAGGATGGTTCTGCAGGTGAAATCAGTAACGCCAATACCGCCAGCACAGCACGCCAGCTTGAAGGTATTGTTCAGCAAACCCTTACCGATCGCCTGAGGAAAGAAATATCGCCAGGCGGCATCCTCTATCGCCGCTAAGGAGAAATATGGCAATCGACACTTTTACCTGGTGCGTCCGCATAGGGCCTACTGGTGCAAATACTGTGGCCACGCTTCAGGCGCAGTTTGGCGACGGCTATAAGCAGGTGGCTGGCAATGGGATCAACACCGATGCCGAAACCTGGAATCTGGCATGCAATGGCGATGTGGCGACGATGAAGAATGTACGCGATTTCCTTCTGAGCCATGTCATCAAATCGTTCTGGTGGGTTAACCCGTGGGGCGAGCAGAAGCTATACCGGGTTAAAGCTGATTCTGTCAGCCCAACCTTTCCCCACGGTGGCTTTGTAGAATTATCGTTTGTGTTTGAACAGGCCTTCGGGCCTTAGTTATTCCTCCTTTTCCAGGGCCGCTTCCGCGGCCTTTTTTTATGGGCTGAATATGAGCTTTACGAACGACGTACAGAAACTGGAGCCGGGTGAACTGATACAGCTCATCGAGATCGACGGCACCGAATTTGGCATGGATACCGTCCTGCGCTTCCATGCCCACAATATTGCCTCTGCAGGCTGGTCTGCATTCGCGGCTGACAACCTGCCTGCCATTATCTGGCAGGGTCAGCAGTACGACCCTTACCCTTACGAGCTGAAAGGCCTGGAGCTGTCCAGCACCGGGGCGCAGCCCACACCCACTCTTTCCGTGTCGAACGTCGGCAACTACGTGACGGCGCTGTGCCTCGAGTACGACGACCTGGCGAGGGCAAAGGTGAAGATCCACACCACGCTGGCGAAATATCTCGACGCGGCCAACTGGACAGCCGGCAACCCGAACGCCAGCCCGGCCGACGAGCGCGTACAGCTTTTTTACGTCAACGCCAAAACCGCTGAAACGCGGGTGCAGGTCGACTTTGAACTGTGCTCACCCTTTGACATCCAGAACCTGCAGTTGCCCACCCGGCAGATTACGCCGGTCTGCACCTGGTGCACGCGCGGCTGGTACCGCACCGGC